GGATGCCCATCTGTTCTCTCGCAAGAGGCAGAAGGACATCGTTCCAGAGGACTATCAGCCTTCCTGGGAAACCTTGACTTCGTGTCAAGTTTTCTTACTTCAACGCTCGGGCCTTACGACCCATATCGTTGGACGTTCAGGCACGGACCAGGAGCTATTTCGGAAAAAGCTGGGCGGCCGGACAAGTACAACTTGCTCCGGGTGGCCTGGCCAGATCCGTTGGACGAACGATTCCCAATCTCCAGTTGTGGTTACCATAACTTTCGAGATTGGGCCGGTGACAACCGTGATGGCCACAGTGAATGTGGAGCATTCGTGCTCCCTTTCTCTCGGCTTGTCGCGGTCCCCAAAGACTATACGAAACCCCGGCTTATTGCCGCGGAACCATGTAGTCATCAATGGTGCCAACAAAATCTTTGGCACTATTTCGAGAACCGTATGGGAAGAGGATGGCTTTCTAGATGTGTTCGCTTTCGCGATCAATCTGGTAACCAAAACCTCTGCTTACACGGTTCCCGTTCTGGGGCGTTTGCTACAGTCGACTTGTCGGCTGCCAGCGATCGCGTTACCTGTCATGCGGTTGGTCAGTTCTTTAGGAAAAATCCGTTTCTCCTAACCTGCCTTGCCGCATGTCGTACCCGTCGTGTTCGACAGACTCTGACACCTAAAGTGCCTGAGTTTATCGAATTGAGAAAGTTCTCAACGATGGGAAGCGCCTGTACTTTCCCCATAGAGAGTATCATGTTCCTAGGGATAGCCCTCGCAGTCGTACTTACTGTACGAAAGCTAAAAGCTACTCCGAAGAATGTGAGACGTATCTCAAGGAAAGTGTCCGTCTTTGGGGATGACATCATCATCCCAACCGACTGTCGGGAACTGTTATTCAGCGCCCTTGAAGTTCTTCACTTCAAGGTCAACGACAAAAAGTCATTCTGGACTGGAAAGTTCAGAGAGTCTTGCGGCGTTGACGCCTTTGGAGGAGTCGATGTGACTCCTGCCTATTGGAAGGGACTGAACGATGGTAAACCAGAATCGCTAGCTATGACGGTTGAGTGTAGTAATAACTTTTACAAGAAGTTTTTGCTGCACACCAGTCGACACATAGCGTCGACATTACCATTGGATCTTCCAATGGTACCTATGCGATCTGGGGTTTTTGGTCTCAAAACTCGCACCAGGCGGTTTCACAACGATCTTAGAAGTCGTTGGAATCCGCTCCTGCAGCGAGCCGAGGTACGCGTTAGCACCCTAAACGGAGTGCAGCGACGAATACCGTTGACCGATAACCGCTCTGCTCTTCTTCAGTACTTTACTGAGGCACCAAGTCCGTATGATGTATGGACCTCTGGTGTATCGCAGAGACCTCTAATGAAGATTCAGAAGAGGTGGGTGGCCATTAGCTCGTTCGTAGTTCAAGCGAACAGCGAAATGGATTAGGGCTTTGGTGGTTGCGGACGCGTCCCGGAGTGAACAGATTGTTGCATGCAAGTGCAACTACTGGTAACTCCGATACGACGGGGCAACTACTTCAGCTGAGGAAGAG